GTAGCCACCACTGTCACACCCTCTTCTAATTGTTTTTATCAACTTCCATAATCCAACGTGCCAAATAGAATTGAGCCTTTTTCAAGTCTTCTAACGGCTTCTTTTTATACGCCATTCTCCAACTGTATTTAATCAAATTGCCCTTGAGATACCCGCAAAATGCTTCCTCAGTCATTGACGCTTTAATCGCCTCAATGCACTCAATGCCACCCTTGTTATAGTGGGTTGGGTTATTTACTGGGTCTTCACCTTCTTGTGATCCCAACTGAGCAGCTTCTTGCTCTGCGGGAACCGACCACGCTTCTAATCCAGTCTTTTCATTGGGAGTAACTTGAATTGCAGGATGTGCCTTGCGTAATCGATCCCAATCTGCGGGTGTCGCTTGATTTAATCTAATAGACATTTTGTAGTTTCCTTTTTTTAATTGGTTCTAATAGCGCATTTGGATGTGGCTGAAAATTGCTTCTAATATGCTGTCCCACGACCAACTTTGTGCGGTCACCATCTTCCAAATTACAATAATAGTTATCTGAGGTTTTCGTTTGGCTAGAAAAGGTGGTGCGCCTCAAAGTAAGTTGCTTCAAATCTCGCTCAGTGAATATCAAGAGATTCACCCCCTTTTGCAAAATCATCCCATTCGCCAGGATAGATACCAGATATCAGGAACTCTCGCTGATCTACAGGCACATCAGGCATAGCGTCTTGTATGAGCATGCCTCGAATCCACAGCGCGTAATCGATGACATCACAATTAATTTCTAATGTGTTCTCTAACCCAGAAAGCGGGGACATCTTAGTCACTAAAATTGACATCACTCTGGCCTCCAAAGTTTTATGGTTTCTGTGGTCGCATCCCAATCTTCAAAGCGTAAGATTCTCGCAAGCTGCGCTTGGACAATTGCGTCATCCCGTGAGTAACCACATTTGACATACTGTTGCTCAACCAAAGACCACTCAGGTCGGTTACCCAGAATCTTACTGGCGGTGACTGCACCCACGCCCTTGCAACCCGCATAGCCATCGGTGGAATCACCAGTGAGTGCTTGCGTATAAAACTGCTTGTCAGCATCAATCAAAGACACATTTAATAGATCACCATCAGCAGGTCGGTAGAGTCTGCAAGGTATCGTCTTCATATCTTTGTCATCACTCACGATCACAGTTTTGAGGTCAGGGCAGCTACCTAGAATGCCCATGACATCATCAGCCTCTAAGGTTGCCTGACAATGCGAAGGCCAAGTTTCTTGGACCCACTCAACTAATGCTTTATAGCCCACTGGCTTGCGGGATTTCTTGCGATTACTTTTGTAACTGGGGTGTACGCTTTTGCGAAAGTTTTCTCTGTCTGAAATACACATCAGCACTTCATCGGTGTCTAGTCGCTTTTGAAAGCTTTCGATCTGATCGGTAAACACTTTCTTTGCTACTTTGAGGTCGGAGGCAAGTGACCAAATGTCATCACCCCAGTCGGTCTCTTCCTCAGATACCACGGCTGCACGAAATAAAAATAAGTCAGCATCAATCAGCAGGGTCGGCTTCAAGCTGCTCTGCAATGTCTTCAAGTATTTCATCTAACTCTCCTAAAAAGTCGATACCCATCGGGCTAATAGTCCAGAATTGACCGAAGCGGTCATGGTCAGTTTGATTTGTGATATACCCAAGCGATGCGGAAGTTGCGACATAGATAGAAGCTTGTCGTGCAAAGTTGGATTTAAGTTTGAACGGGGATCGCCAAGCGCGATCTAAAACAAGGAAAAACGAGATAAGGTGTTGCGTATCCTTTTCATTTATTACATTCAACTCAAAATCAGTGGGTATCTGCCCAAGTTTTTCCGATGTTAAATTCAGCTTCGATTGGGATTGCGAAGCCATACGCTTCTCCCGCATCAATTGCACTTCGTCTTGTGATTTCTCCGACATTCTCTGCTACCTCTTTTGTTTTACATGCGATCTGAACTTCATCGTGAACCCATCCCATGATGTAAGCGTCTAGACCTTGGTTGGTTATTTCTTGATCGATAAGCTTCACCCAGTGTTTACACAAAATTGCCCCGCTGCTCTGAAGCAACTGGGATAAACACCTATGCTCCGATTTGACATAAAGCTTTCGCCCATCGATACCACGGAGCCAACCTTTAGTCTTAAAGGCTTTCTTGAGTTCATCTTTTAAGCTTTTGAAAGCGGGTACGTTCTTATCGAAGTCTGCCTTGAGTCGCTTACCATCTTTTGCAGAGCCACCCACTATTTTGCCGATCAAAGCATCGCCCCCGCCATACATAGTGGCGTAGATAAAAGTTTTGGCTTGCGAACGAGTTTCTAGGCCAGCAGCCTTTTGATTGAAAGTGTGTATGTCTGACTCTAATATCTGTTCCGCGTATTGACCGCCATCGCGAAGCACTTCTGCGAGACATCGCAATTCAAGACCGCTCAAGTCAGCACCTAACAAACTCCAACCGTCAGGTACAGTGAACAACTCACGACACTCCTGCCCGTAGACAGAGCGAGTTGAGGGTACGGCTGCAAGGTTAGGGGATCGATGCGCTGCGCGACCGGATATAGAGCCACCTGAGACTAGGTTATGACGAATCTTACCGTCAGCATCGACTAGCTTTAGCCACGCACTGCCGCCCTCAGATAGCATCGCAATACGCTTCTGTACTAAAAAGAATTCAGCGAGTTTTTTAGCTTCAGGGTAGTCTAGTGCAATCAATACATCTTCATCGATCTTGGCTTGGCCGCTAGGTGTATAAACCTTTGGCTTCCACTTGTATTTGTCGATCAGGCATCTAGCAATGTGCTGTCGAGAGTTCGGGTTAAAATGGACTACTACGACTTTGTCCACAGTGACACCCTTCTCGTAGCCTCTCGCCTTATTGTTGACCTTGGGTGTGAACGGAGTCCGTATTTCCCATGGTTCAAATAGCGTTGCGAGGGAGGTCTCAAGGTCTAATCGCTTCTGCGATAAAACACCGTACAGATCACCCGCCTTCTCCAAGTCAAATGTCCAACCGTTGTTACCGATGCGGAAACATATCTCTGCAAGATCATGCTCTAGCTCAATACTTCTTTGAGAAAAGTCATTGTCTAACTCAAGCAGCTTGAGAAGATCACAAGTGACATTCACATCTTGGATCATGTATTGGAGCATGTCTTCGTTGAAGGTCTCCCAGCCACCATCATAATCGCCCTTGTTGTTGCCCAAGCGCATACCCCAAGCCGCAAGACTGTGTGAACCGTAGAAGCGTTTTAAGAAGCCCTCTGGTTGTGTCACGCGCATAGAGTCATCGGTCATCAGGTCTGCTTTGATCAAGCGAGAGAGTACTAGGGTGTCCGTAACCTTGCCCTTGGGTTGCCAGTCGGGATACAGCTTTTGGATAGCAGGTATATCAAAACCAATCACGTTGTGACCGATGATCTCATCAGCACTTTCCAATCGTTCAAGCGCATCCTCAATCTCTTGTGGGCGATAGGTTTTCATTGCTTGAACTCTGCGATCACACTCTGCCAAGTCTCTAATCGCAATGCAGTGGATGGTCGTTAATTCAGGCAGTAGACCGTTGGTTTCAATGTCGAACACAAGGCGGCTCACAGTGCGAACTCATTTTGCACCGGACGCTTAGAGGTTAACTGTCGAGTACGGAAGAAATACGCCTTCTTGGGGTAGTGCGCTTGAAACAAACGAGCGTAATAGGGTCGATGGTTATTGTTTAGCTTAAAGCCCAGTTCATCGCGTGTTTCGATGTCTTGGTGCCACCGTATCCGCTCAAAGATCGCATAGGCAGAGTAGTAGCCTCTACCCGCGCCCATAGCAGCATTTGTGTAGCGTTTGAAGAGTTCCCAAACATGCGGGTTTTCTTGGTGGAACTTCATAAAGTTTTTTTCTAGACGAGTTTGCTCTGAAGACATTTTGTCTCTCCTTTGTTTTTACTTGAATTGGTTTGTTAGAATCTTTCGTTGGAATCGTCTACGAGGAGCCGACTTGTGTCGCGGTGATATCTAAGGTTATCGGCTTGGCCGACTTCTCCTGTAAAACGGTTCTTGAGAACCACTAATTCTCTGGTGTCTTCCATCGGGCTGTCAGCCACTTTTTGTAGTGCAATACAAAAGTCGCTCAACATAGCAATCGATGATGATCCTCTCAGTTCCGAAATTTTGACAGGCGCACCATCTTCGTGACCCTTACCTTGCGGTCTACTCAAATGACTGACTAGAAACAAAGATATGTTTAACTCTTGGATGATATTTCTTAGCTTTACTACAATAGAGTCAATAGTTCGCCTTTCGTCAGTTACTTGCCCTGTCAAGCTGGCAACTAAAACCGATATAGGGTCTAAGAATATATATTTACAATTCATCCCTTTGACCATCCACTGAATTCTGTTAATAACGACATCGATATCATTAACCCCTTGGGTGTCATACAGGTGGACTTCGTTGTCATTGAAGTTTTCCCAATATGCTTGCTTGATAAACTCCTTAGTTATGACAGAGCCGTCAGTTGGGCTAATAATGTTCCTTTCCAAAGAGATGCTGATAAGTGACTGCATAGTGATGGCTTTGCTTTCCTCAAGCATTATCATCCCGACTGTATGTCCATTTTTGTACAGGTCATACGCTATCTCTTTTATGAACGTACTTTTACCTGCGCCTGTACCTGCACAGATCGTAATAAGCCCAGTCCGAATACCGCGAGTCATACTATTAAGCTTCGGATATGGGTAGCTAACTGTACTGTTGACCGTTGGCTCACTGATCTCATCAATAATAGAGTGGGAGGAAAAAATACCATCAGGTCTCCAATCCTTTGCTCTCCAGATAGCATCGATAATCGCTTTGCCCTCACCCTTTTGAAGACACTCATTTGCATCCTTATGGGGTAACTTGGCGATCTTGACTTTACCGACAGGCAGAGACTCAGCGCATTCTAAAGCCGCCTTCTGACCACAATCATCTTGGTCAAACATCAATATTATTTCTTCAAATTCCGTCAAGAAGTCCCAGGCGGCTATTAGTGCTTTCTTTCCAGACGCTGCCCCACCACCTAAAGAGACAACGGGCCACTTATTGCCTTGCACTTGAGAAACGCTCATGCAATCAAGTTCACCTTCGGTAATCACTAGCTTCTTACCACCGTTCCACAGGTGTTGCCCGAACAGTGTCATCTTCTTAGCGTCACCCAGTATGGAAAAGTTCTTGCTTGAGTCTCTTACTTTTTGAGCGCAGACCACGCCATCTTCATCCCGATAGTTAGCGATCTGTTGCGGTCTACCCTTGTAGTCATTAGTGACTTGGTAATCGAACTTACGACAAGTCTCCTCTGTGATCCCGCGCTTTGTGAGTGTTGTGTAATAGCCGTCTATCAAATCGACATTACGTTTCTTAGTTTGATGTTGAGTGACCTCTTCTCCA